TTCACCGAGATTAGGATTTCCACAAAAACATCTTCCAGCATTGACATTTTTATCAGAAAAGCTTGAAAAACCATTTTTGTTTAGAACTAAAGATGATGATAAAGACCCTGATAAATTTCCGACATTTAATCCTATTAGTAAGTCAGGAAATGCAGATGACTATAAAACCATGACGTATAACAATCAAAGAGGGGAACTAAGACGGCGCGATAAATATAGTGGCATAATAGACTTAAAAACAGAAACATATTTAAGTGACCCTAAATTTGAAGATGGCGGCATATTAGGATTAGCAGAATTAACAGATAACAACATTACAGATACTGTAGTTGAGTTTAATTTTGATTTAATTGACGAAATCAACCCTGCACCATATGAATTTGGATTGTTAGTTGACGATATTGGGTATGCGTGGATAAACCAAGAAAATATCATATTTAATAGTGTATTAGCAGCTGGAATGCAACGTCGAACGTTTGATTTTTTAAGTCTTAATACTGGTCTTAACCGTATTGGAATATGGGCAGGAAATACAGGAGGCGCGGCCAGTGTTAATTATGAATTTAAAGATAGAAATGGTCGACCATTTCGTCATGCCAAGGGGTGGCGTGCTCAAGATGCATTTGCCGGCCAATACGACAACGAATTCGGAGTTAAACCATGGCAAAATACACTTGTAGATGAAGAAATGACACCTTCTCGTATCGTAACTAACGTATACCCAGAAGATGGATCTTACAATAAAGTGTATAACACTGAAGGGAAATTTTGGTTAGGAAATAATAATGCTGATGCAGGGCTTACAAGACTAAATGCAGAATATAAATGGGATAACAGAGGAGTTAGGTCTGCAGCTGTATATGGATTAGGATTAAAACAAGATATAGGATGGTCACCTAAATCAAACACAAATAATCGATATGGTATAGTGATGGTAGGTGGTCAATTAATTATTGCCATTCAAACAGATAACTTCATATTGCCTAATGCAAATGAGGTTGAAATTGTTGTTACATTAAACTATAAATCAACCCCTACAAAAATAATAAGAAGCCGCACACCATCTAAAAGTTGGAATGGATTTAATCAAATTAGTGTACGTGTACCTGGTGCTGATGTCACAGAAGATTTGTATCAAATTAACGTAACGCAGGAAGAAGTTCCAATTACAGATCCGGAGCTCGAGGCGAAGCGAGCTGAGCTAGCTCAATTGAAAAGTAATTTAGACGCTGCAGCAGGCCGAATTGAACGAGCTCAAACATTACTCGATCAAAGAAGAATACCGTTGAATTCTATTAATAGACGAATACAACAAGCACAGCCTCGTACTTTTGGGTTTACACAAGCAGGAGACCCGGAACTCTATAATAGGTTAATACAAGAGAGATTACCGATTCAAAATCAATTTAATCAAGCTAATCAAGAGTTACAAAATGCACAAAAGGCTCGGGATGAAGCTCAAACAAACTATGATAATGAAGTCGCAGCAACATCAAATTATATAAAAAGTTATATAGAAGGCCGTATACAAGGAAACTCATGATATCTAAGTTTAAAAATATCGACAAAATTCTTGAATCTAATCAAGCAATTCAAGGCCAACATTTTTTAGATAAAGAAGTTTCATTATTTTCGTCCCCATCTGATAAGTATAGATGGAAGAATAATATTTGGGCTGATGATGCATCAAAAAATGGAATTGAATTTCATGTATATTCAGGTGATACATGGATAACAGGTAATCATCGTGTCGACATAAAACCAGAAACACAAACTACATTTACTAATCCAGAAAATTTAAACGAGTTTAGATTACAAGCCACACCATGGCAGATAAATTTATTTGAACAATTTAATGAGCTAGATATACAACAAGGTGAATACAGAATTGCATTAAATTTCTTTACTAATCTTATTGGATCGTATGAATCCCAAAAACTTAAGATTGATGAAATTTCGCCTGATCGTACGGAATTACGTTTACGTGCAATTAATCCAGATGATTCGGAGTTTTTAGATCAAATTACTAGCTACATACAAGATGTAGGAAATATAGTTGATCAATTAACAACGAGTGACACGTATCGTACATTACTAGTAAATTTTAGCAGAAACCAAACTGCAGTATTTACTAATAGTGTAGTAATTGGAGAATATGTTTATGTAAAACTATATGAGCCGTTAGCAGATGATATTGAGAAAGACTTTAAATGTTGGATAGTTGAAGAACATCGTCCTACATATATAGATCGTGTTTCTCTTAGTACAGATGGATTAGGACTGGTTGAATCAACAAGAAGATTATCAGGTCCTAATTGGGATGCATTTGATCATGCTAGTACTAGTACAGACACTGGACTTAAAAATTGGAATGACTTATTAGGATCGAGTGTTTCAACATCACAACAATTGGTTGATTCTGTATTTTCTGGAAGTCTTGCTGGCATTGATTTGAATATTGATTATTCGGATTTTAATAATTTCGTATTTTATAGTTCAGCTACCGAACGTGTTAAAAACTTCAAATATAAAATAGATTTAATTGAATATTACAATTCACAACTAAGTACATTAAGTTCTATATCAGGTAGTACTGCTATTACTAACATTGAAGAATTTACAAATCTTAAAACAACATTAATTGGAGGATTTGATGAGTTTGAAAAATATCTTTATTATGATTCTTCATCAACTCCATTTACATATGATTTACCATTAGCAGATCCTAATGTTTCTTATATAACAGGTAGTTATATAGATCCATGGCCTAAGACAACAACAAGTAGACCACATACATTATACAGCAGTACTGCTAGCATTGCCGAAACATGGTATTCGACATTATTAGATAACGCAGATTTATATGATCGTGCAAATTCAAATGCATTGATCAATGGAGTTCCATTATATTTACGTACTAATACTGACAATGAAGGTTTAGAAACTTTTATTCATATGCTAGGACAACATTATGATATTATTTATACATATATTCATAACGTTTCTAAAGTATATTCAAGAGATGAACATCCTAAATATGGTGTACCAAATGAATTACTTTATTCTGTAGCAAAACAGTTTGGGTGGTCTTTAACAGATGGGAATCAATACAAAGATTTATGGGAATATGTTTTAGGTACTAATGAAGCAGGTATACCTATTACAGGTTCTAATACAGTAGGTGATGCATCATTGCCGGGCAAGGACATGACATTCCACGTATGGCGTCGTATTGTTAATAATTTACCTGGTCTGTTGAAATCGAAAGGAACAAAACGAAGTATTAAAGCATTATTATCATGTTATGGAATACCGCAAAGCATGATATCAATTAATGAATATGGTGGACCTAGATTAGACAGACCACCAGTTTATGAAAAATTGAATTTTGATTATGCATTAGATTTGATTACAAATACTGCTGGTACAGTAACTGTTGATTATGATCAGCCGATTAATTTAGTAGAACTTCGTTTCCGAACAGATAATGTACTTGAGAATCCAGCATTGCCTAGCACAATGAATTTATTTTCAGTAGATTCAAATGATGTTACAATAGACTTTACAAGAGGTACATTAGGCACAGTTCAAATTAACGGTACAAGTTCGGCAGATATTGAAATGTTTGAAGGCGGATGGTTAAATGTATTATTAAGAAGCGGAAGTAATGGATCGTTAGAAGTTGTTGCTAAAAAATCAAAATATGGAAAAATTGTAGCAGCAGTCTCTGCTTCTGCAACAGCATCATTTGCTTCCGCCGGCACAGTAACACTCGGTGGCACGGGGGGAGGCGCACGTCTTCAAGGACAATTACAAGAATTGAGATTATGGACGTCAAGTTTACAAGATTCTCCATTTAATAATCATACAAAAGCACCGTCTGCATATGATGGTAATGTCGATGCATATGATGAATTGGTATTTAGATTACCACTAACACAAAAATCTAATCATACAACAGCTGTTACGATGTCAGGGGTTGAACCTAATCTGTCAGGGATATCGGCTTCGTTTGCGAGTTGGACTAATGCAGAACCATATGACTCAATTGAAGAAACATATTATTATGATGGAATTTCTTTAGCTGCTGGAACACATGATGACAATAAAATTAGATTAGAAGATAATGAACTTGTTGGAACATTAGATGTTAAATCTAGAGCAGAACGTAGTCAATTTGATAAAGCTCCGTTAGATTCAAATCGTTTAGGTGTATATTTTTCGCCGCAAACAATGATTAATGAAGATATTATTGCACAATTCGGATTTACTGAATTAGATTCATATATTGGCGATCCGGGTCAGCAATATGAACGTTCTTATCCAGATCTAATTAACGCTGCACAGGGATATTGGAAGAAATATGAAACTAAGAATGATCTTAATGCGTTTATTAAAATGTTTACATTGTTTGATCTTTCTTTCTTTAAACAATTAGATCAATTACTTCCGGCACGAGCTGACAAAATAACTGGTTTATTAGTCCAACCTAATATTTTAGAAAGAAATAAAGATTCATTTGCTCCTAGAGTACAAAGAAAAGATCTTGTATATAATTCGGAACTAGACGTAAATCAAACAACAATATTGTCGGCAAGTAGGCCACAATATGAATCCTTATTAACAATTGATATAATTACTACCGGGTCATCGTTTGTATATGAATCGTTGTTACCGGTTGATAATATACTTCCGACAGGATCGGCAAATGTATATGAATCATTATTACCAATTGTTATACTTTCAACAGGATCGACATTTGTATATGACACAAACTTAAATGTTAACACAACCCAAATATCATCAGATTCAGACAATCGTTTAATAGCATTTTTAACTCGTAGTTCTGCAGAAAAATACGGAGGATATGCAGGTACGCTATTTCAACCTATTACAGGCAGCATTACGTCTGAAACAAGAGAAAGTGTTAGTTATATAGAATACCGCAAACGTTTATATGACATAACTTGGCCTATAGAATCTTCTTCATTTTCAGCTGTTAGTAGTAGTTATTTAACGTTTGCGGGAGGCGACGAATTTGATCCAACAACAGTAACCGGAGATGAACAAGATGGTGTTCAGTCTGCAACGATAGTTTTGGAAGAGCCGGCATTAATTAGTAAATGGAATACAACACAAGATATCGGTGAAGAAGAATATACTATAGTTCCATCGGGGTCAAATATTCCTATTGCAATTTCTAGTTCTGTTTCGGCAAGTTTAGCAGCTACTATAGGCGATAATTTAATCCAATTTACAGGATATGACGTAACTATTACTAAGTGGGGAGATATTCAAAATTATAATGAAGGCGCGGTAACAGATCAAACATTTATATTTAATGGGCAGACAGTTTCATTTGCATTGTACCGGACGGGATCAGCTGATTGGGATATCGAGAATGATTATCCTGACGGTGGCGAGCAAACGGTATATGGAAATCCTAACCATGGGTATACACCAGGTGGCGTAAATATTAATACTTACTTAAACGATTTAATATTTACAAAGTCGACTTATACTACAATGTCAATAGTAACTCAACCTTTAATTAAGTCTACCGTTGAAACATCAGGAACATTACTTGCAGCTGCGAGAATTGATAAAATTGGTATTTATTATGAATATAGCGGATCTGCAATTACTGGAAGTTCTAATGGTTATATAGTAGTGTCAGGCTCTGATATATTAACAACAGATTTACAAGGACAACCAGTATATGGTGTAGGAATAAATGTTCCTGCACAAGTACAAGACCTTAATGCAATTGGAGTAAAAAATTCATTCTATAATGGAACAAAAATAACATCACGTGGGTTTAACGTAGAAAGTCCAGACACAATAGACGGAGGACCAGTTGTCGAAACAAGGGAAGCTAATCCAAATCAGTTGATATATCAATCACCAGACGGAAATGGCAATTTCTCATTATCAAGATAATAAACGGTATTTTTTACAATGAAAATATTTATATAAAATAAAAGGTAAATAACAATGGGATACTTAAATAATAGTTCAGTAACAGTAGACGCAATTCTTACTAAAAAAGGAAGAGAGCTGTTAGCAAAAGGACGAAGCAACTTTAATATTACACAGTTTGCGGTTGCAGACGATGAAATTGATTATGATCTATGGAATCCTGATCATCCGCTTGGCACATCATATTACGGCACGATTATTGAAAATATGCCAATAGTAGAAGCAGTACCAGACGAAACACAAATGTTGAAATATAAACTTATCACACTTCCTAAGAAAACTACAAAAATACCAGTAGTAACGGTAGGTAATACATCAATTACATTAGTAGCTGAGGGAGATGTTGCAACTATTACACCTAATACATCTAACTTTACAGGAGGAAATTCAACATTAGGATATACAGCTATTCTTTCTAATTCAGACGTTGCAGATGTTAGAATAGCTCCAGGAGGTGAATTACAAACTTCTGTGTTACCGACTGCTCCTAGATTTATCGGAGATAATGAAGATGCACAAAGTGTTGCAGTTGCCGGCAGATCATTTATAGTAACAGCAAAACGACAAATTGAAAATAAAACTGCAACTATTACTATTATAGGTAATGAAACGGGTGGTAGTACTACAATTAATTTAACGGTTAATGCAACAACAATTCAAACACAACGTGGAACATCAGCATTAAGTTAAAATATTAGAGGAATAATGACATGAACATAAAACAATTAGAACAACTACCTAAGGTAAGTCAATTAACTCCCGGACAAGGAGCTGAAAATGCTCCGGGTTTTGCACAGCCAGGTGATACTAGTCCACCACCTTTTGATCCAAATGCTCCTGGTGTACAAGATCAAATAAATGCATTAGCAGAACTTCGAGCTGAAGAAATTATACGTGATCAACAACAAGCCAGAATACTTGCACGTAATGGTCGTACGTTTACAAAGTTTGACGCAACAAATGATATAATTGACAATCAAACAGAAGTTGTAACGGCTGGACTTTGGAGTGATGGAATTGCTAATTTGATAACTCATCATACGGGATCGACACAAACAACATCACAACGTAGATATTATGTTGATGTATACCAAAAAGATGCAGCATTGACAGGATCAGCTGTTCAATATTCGATAGCATACGGCCATGCTTTAGGAAGTGGTTCTGATTCGCAAGGACAACTTAATGACTCTCCTAGCCGAGCTGTTTATTCTCAATATAAACAACTTCTATTAGAACCATCTGACAACAGATTTACTGTGAATGGTACAGATACAGACTCTATATATGTGATAAACTTTAGTCGTTCCAGAACAAAAGAAAAATTAGATCCAGGTAATTTTGAATTACCATTAGTAAGTATTTCTTCTAGAGATACAAATGCAACTGGGTCTGTAGCTACTGGAAGTGATGTTTTTACACTTATTGACGATTCACAGAATACCGGAAGTCCGACAGTAGGAAGTTCGGGAAGAGTTTTTAATATAGTATCTGGTTCAATTAATGATGGTATTTTTAATTCAACTTCTCCAGTGTATTATGGATTAGTTTATCCTGATTATGGCATAATGGTGTTAAATGCTAAAACATTAGATGCTAATTTAGGATTTACAACTAATACGGGTTCAAGTTCTGAAGGTAATAATCATTTTGGAATGTTCCATTCAATTTCTGGATCAGGAGTACTTACTAATCCTGCTACATCAGACCCATATGGCTTTGCTGCAAGAAACGCAGAAACAATTACAAGTACACATTATTTTGTAAGAGTAAAAAATGCAGAGTATAACTTTTCAAATAATCCTTCATTTACTACCGGTAGTGTAGGAGAATTTGCTCAATCTTCATTTGTAGGAGATCCAAAAGTTTATATTACTACAGTTGGAATGTATAATGATCAAAGAGAATTATTAGCAGTAGCAAAATTATCACAACCATTATTGAAAACATTTAAAAATGAATCACTAATTAGAGTTAAATTAGATTTTTAAATTACAACTTAACTGAATTGAGGCCCTTTATATTTATAATAAATGTAAAGGGCTTTTTACTGAATAATGGCAACAAGAAAACGAAATACTAAAGACAGTAGAGAAGTTAAGTACAAAGGCAATTATCCTTCTGTATTTAAAAAAATAGAACGTTCTGACTTTAAAAAACAAAACTTTGTTACAAATAAATTATTCTTGTTTAATTCCGGAAGTTCTACCGGGAGTGCATTACCATTAGAAGCAAGATATATTAATCGAAATATTCTTCCTGCTTTAGGATCTGAGTTAACATATAATGATGCTGCAAATATTGATGGTTCATTACAAAGTGTTACGTATTTTTCTATAGATCATTTATATTATCGAAGAAAGGATCAACCTAGTAAAACTTTTGGTCCTACTGATTTAACTCGTACGAAAAAACATTTATATGAGTCTGCATCAGTATTTGTTATTCCGCAACTTAAAATTGGCGAAGGTATTAAGCCGGCTTCATTTCAATTTACCGGCTCTGGATTAAATTTATCAGCCGATCGTTATAGTAATATAATTGACGATGGATTTGATTCAGCTTCAATTGTTTCGGATGTAAAATTTTATGAAGGATTTAATGAATATTTTGATACTTCGAGAATTAAATATGAAGTAGCCCAAGGTGTTACTTACCCATATGGAATTGCTACTACAGATGGCGATACTGCAGAAGTTGGTCACCGTGCACATTTCGAAGGTGCTGGACATATTCAAAGTGAATTACCTGGTTATTATGATAGACAACATGATTATGCAATATCATTTTTTATATCAGGCTCTAACAATACTAGTAACAATCAAATTGTTGTTGCAAAACAATCTGGGTCTATTGAAAGATATCCGTTTAGTATTCAATTGAGCGGCAGTAATGAAATAGAATTTAAAGTATCTGCAAATTCTTCTCTTGGTGCCACATTGTCAGCAACAAGTAGTGTAGATGAATGGACTCACATAGTTTGTCAAAAAACAGGAAGTGAATTACAAGTTTGGATGAATGCCGGATTACATGTTTCTTCATCTCATGATTTCTTATTATATGGAGTTAATACATTATATACAGCTTCAGGACGAATCAATAACGATTATTCATTAAACATAGGCGGTCTTAGCCCCAATACCTCAAATCTTACAGGTGATCTCGATGAAATAAGGATCTTTAATAAGGCACTCACCGCTTCGCAGATAAGTGCGTTATCGGATCGTACGGAGAACGGAACATTTTTGCAAACAAATCATGTAGGAAATGTATTTGATAAACACGGCACGGTTGTTATTTCTAGTCCACATTACAAATATAATGATTTAACTGCTGCTCCATATTCTGCAAGTTACAGAAGTACACTTACTTCTATAGAATATTCAACATTATGTAGATTATCTAAAGATGATTTTAATCTTACGTTGAATCCTTCTACTTTGCAGGATAATGGTATTGAATATGATACTTATGTTTCTAGTAGTGATTTTGCACCTTACCTGACAACAATTGGGTTATATAATGATGCAGGACAATTATTAGCAACAGGAAAATTAGCATCTCCATTACGTAAACGAGATGATGTTGATATGAATATACTATTAAGATTTGACACTGACGCATGATACGACTTAAAACGATATTAGAACAAGCTTCTTCGGAAGATCTAGTTAATAATTTACTAGATAAAATTAAAGCTAAACAATTTGAAAGAATTGGAGCAGGAGATAATGGAATTGTTTATGCAATTCAAGGTACTGAATATGTTTTTAAAATTACCCGAGAGCGTGATGAATTTGAAGTTGCATCAGTAATTGTAGGACGAGAATCTGAATTTACATGTTT